CCTGTCCCTGGGCCTGTGCTGGTAGTAGTAGTTTTAGTCGGCTTGTTAGTGGTAGCGGTAGTAGGAGCTGTTTCAGCGGGAGTACCACCCTCACCAAGAACAGTAGCAGTCATTGGCTTATTTTCAGTTCTTACTGTTTCTCTTTCTTCCTGTCTATTAGCTCGTCTCTGAAGTCTAGCAAGCTCAGCCATATTTTGTCTGAAAATAGGATTATCTTCGTCAAGCTTATACCAGGGAACACGAAAACCTCTACTTATAGTTACTAGATTTTCTTCGCCAAAGTCCGGCATAGGATAACCTTTATTAAGTGTAGTAGATTGAGTCGCTGCTTTAGCTGGCTTAGGCTTCTTAGCTGGTTTAGCCGGGGTAGCAGTCTGCATAGGTGTTACCGGGGTAAACTCAAGCCTATTTTGAACATTTTGTGAAAGTGCGGTCGCCATAATATTATTATTTAGTCTTTTATGCTAATACAAAATCTCCTGATTGCTTAGTAGATCTGCGTATTTTAGCTCTCTGAATGTCTCCATTAGATCCTTGGAATAATCCTAATATATGAGCTTCAGCAATATAACGAAAGGCATCAGCGCCATGAGAATAAAGATCATGTAAGGGCTGTCCAGTCTTTTCGTTCTTTTTATAATTAACAATACAATCCATTAAGCTTGGCAATGTAATACCATCTATACCTGTATAGTGATTATTACATCTCGGATGTATCCATAGCCTAGGGAATAACTGTCTCCAATGCCTAATACCGTTCCATACACTACTGGTTTGAGGTAGAACATATATAGACTTCCTAAATGTACCAGCTTGAGTTAATTGCTCAACATATGTTTTACCAGAGCCTAAGTCTCTTCTACCAGCATCATGGGGTAGGAAGTTCTTTGTTATATTTGTATTATATTCTCGTTCCCATTCTGTTATCTTATTCGATACATGTTCACAACCAACACCAGTTGTAGACCAGCTATCATGAATAATAATATCTCTACCGCATTCTTGAAATAGTATACCTACTGTTGTGTCTGATATACCCAAATCCCATGCTGTATAAAGAGGGTATTCAGGCTCATGCTCTATTTCTTTTACTCTCCCTTGCGTTTTAAGAGATATAATCTGCGGATATATTGCTCCAGTAGAAGATGTTAATACAGACTCTTCAAATGTAGATGGGAACTGTGAGAATATATCCTCACCAATCTCTTTACGCTTAATCTGATACCAAAACAGCTGATCTACTGTTAAATCAATATCGTGCGATTTTTTTAGTTCCTCAGCATACTTCCATGTAGACTCTTCTATTAATTCAGGATTAGCATTATCTATTTTGTAAGAAGGGTGTAGCTGCCATGGCTTGAAAATGAGTCTATACTCAGTCTTTTCAAGTCTATCTTTACCTAATGACTCTAGGCCTAATTGTAATAGATCATAGAATACTCCATGGGCGCCTTCTGCTGTAGATTCTATTATTAACTGCGCATCTGGTGCTACAGAGTTCAAAGAACCTCTTTTTATCTTTGCTGCTCTATCTGGTGCGTGAACACTTAGAGGTCCAAGCTCAGATATCCAGAGTAAGTTAGGTGATGACCCCATCGTTGTGGTCGAGGCTGTAAAAGAGGACCCATTGGACCATTTTAGTTCTCCTTTGGATTCAGATACAAGATGTATTTTACCTTTTATGTATTGCCACATTGACCTGATTGCCTGATTTTCAGCATACTTCTCGGAGTTATACCAGGCAACACGGAGCATCTCCAACTTATCATATGCAGATACTTCTTTGTAGTCCAATACTGATGCTTTATAGTTCTTGTTGAATAGGCAATTATCCAAACATAATAGAGCCAATAGTGTAGAGTAGCCAATCTTTCTGCATTTGTTTATGATTACTCTATTGTGTAGATTATCCAATAACTCCTCCTGTGCCTCTCTTAGTTTAAATGGTATAATCGTTTGACCATCAACAGGAGTCTCTGGGATGATTGTGTAGAAGTTATTAAGTCTCCACTTCTGGTCTTGCAGTTTTGGAAGGAATGGATTGCTTGGAAGTATATCAGACATACTAATATTTATACCATATTACGGATTATCGCAATAATTCATCTACGGCCGCCGCCATTTCTGGTGTAATATTATGGGATACTTCCACACCTCCCGAATGTTGCACTTTTTGTGTATATAAACCTTGCAGTTTTCCTGCGAGTTCCATAGATTTTATCTTGTCATTAGTGCGAACACTCTCGTCTGTAACAAACTCTCTAAGTTTCTCAAGCATAAACTCTACAGACATTACAGATTTTTCACGAACCTGTGCTTTATACTCTTCAAGCATCTCAGAGATTTTAGGACTCTTAAGATAGTAGCACAGTTCTGTATTGTTTGTGCTATCTTTTCTCTCTTTATAATGTGGAAAAGCCATCAAATAGGCCTCCATCGGTTTAATATGACCTTCTGTCATAAGGGAGACAAAATATTCATCAGCAGGAGTTATCTTTTTACCAAGGCTCATATTTTTATTTAATATACTTACAAAATGAGAAACCCTCATCAGACTTGCTGATGAGGGTCCCTATATGAGTAACGATTTGATAGAACTTATGCTTAATACCGGATAAGAGAAACAGCTCTTATCCGTTTTTATTTAGTCAGCTCTGATTAGAATTCCTGGAAATTGATATACTTTTTTCTACTCCTCGGCTCGCAATATACAATGAAGACCAAGTTATAGTTAAAGTAAGTAGTGAGTCTATGACTGTTTCAAAAATAGATTCACGATCAAGAGGTAAAACAAATAGTGATAATATACAGACTGTAATATACGAAAGTAAAACTACAACTAAGCCTGCTGGTCTAATAATTTTAGGTAGATCTGAATATTTCATTATACCTTATTTATGTCAGAATTGTATCGGAACTTATAATACACTTCATTACATAAATTGCTTCTAACAGGCGTACCTACAGATAGCATAATTGTTTCAAGGTTTAATCTTAAAACATACTCTTCTATTTTATTAAAGATCTTAGAGGCTACATTAGCTGATACATCTCTCTCTGGATCAACTCTTAATACCCCCTTTAAATATCTACTCTGCCAACATTCAGGTATTTTTTTCATTATCCTTCTCCTCGCTCTCTCTCTTCTCTGCGTGATTTATTTTTTTCTTCACGCCATGGTAAATACCAACTCCAATACCAAATTGCTATACCTATTATATAATATGTAATGTGTACCACTGCTTCTGTTTCTGTATCACTCATTTTGTTTATCGTTTTTCGGACTTGCGTTTAAATTAATATACTGAACAGAGAAAATATTATCGTCATTTCGAACTGTAGTCCTGTTATAGCCCATTTTTAATAGCGCATCATTAAACTGCTTTGCTATTTTTAGATCTCTTTCAGTCGGTGTTCTGTTTAGGGAAATTATAATCACTATTTTTATTTATAGTGACCGGTGTGTTTTCCGTTGCCATTTCGCGGCAATATTCCAAATCAAGTGAGATATCTATAAGACTCTGAAGACGAGAATAATAATCTAGCTCTGATTTCCAATAATCTTCGTCGAAAAATAATTCCATATAGATATTTAATCAAATAGGTCAAGTTAGACTTGAACTATTTTGTTAGATTTAACATTAATAATCTCCTGCTACAGGATAGTTTTTATACACCTCATTCTTTGTCTTACTATAACCTTTTGTAGCAGCCCAACCACCCTTACCTGCTGCTCCAAGATGATTTGATGGAGTACCTTCAGTAAATATTTTCTCAAGACTGTTTGTTCTTTTATTGCTTCTCTTACGCTTTGACCTTTTTCTCATAATAGTATTTGCTGTTCAAGATAATCTAAAAAGTCTGAGGCTTTTTGTAGCCACTCTTCCCAACTCATTTCTTGCTCAGTAGTCATTGGGTGAAACTTCTATTTGTAATCTAAAGCCTGTTTGGTTAAACACATGTTCTTCTAAATCAGCCCTATCAAGTTCTATATCACAATAGCCTCCATCATGGATTGTGAAAACTCTACCACCTTTTGCTTTGATATATGCCTCAATGCACTCTATTATTTGTCTCTCTACTCTAAAATAAGCATTAAAATCCTTATCTAGCCCTGTTGCTTTTCTGATTCTATTAATCTTTTTCTTGGTGTTCATAAAAATAGGGCTAACTCTTATAAGTTGTACTGTACAAGCATCATTGAAGTCAAGTAATCTCAGAACAGATGAAAATGCTGTTAATGTTGCTCCATAGAATGAACTGTTTACTGCTAATTTTGCAAGTTTTCTCTCAACTCCTAGCTGTTCTGCTATGTAATCTACAGTATTTACATCCCATTCTTCACCTGCAACTTGACCCATTGTAGTGGGTAAGCAGGATTTAACATCAAACTTACCATCATAGCCCTTGGATTTGAACACTCCATTTCTAACAGTAGAGGGCATATTTTGTAATGGATGATACTTTCTATCACAAGATGTATTGCTGTAATTAAATTCACCTTCGGTGAGTTCATCTTGGAACTTATTTGTCAACCAGGTAATTAGGATATTGAGGATCTCTTCATCAGTTTCAGTAATAGGCTTGACCCATATAAACTTCCAATTCTTTTTATTCTTGCTTTTACTAGGACCAGTTAAATCCTCTTTAATCATAACCCTTTCATCCTCAGGGTGTTCTGTATATTGATAGAAGGCAAATAAGTCTCTAGGTGCTATATTTGCTGTTTTACAATAGGGTTTCCTATTCTCACCACATATATTTGAGGACATATAGCTATCTGACAAGTTAGCAATATCAAAAAATGCTACTCCTAACTTGGAGCCAAGTGATCCACAAAGCTCTTCTCTTTTTTTCTTACCACAAGAAAACTGTATTATATCTCTGTTTATGATTCTGGGTTTAATGTTCATTCACATCTATTTAGTCAAGGCCCTGCTAAAACCCCACCCTTTTTTTTACTTTTTTTTTTCAATTTTAGATAGAGAGAGGAGTTATATGTTGCCATGTTTTTTTTTCAATTCAATCAATCTACAGTAGAGAGAGAAGTTTATATGTTGCCATGTTTTAGCAATGAACAAAAAAAGGGGGCGCAGTCTGAGTGAATGAGCATCAAACTAAATTATAAAACAGAGTTGATTGACTGCGCCCCCTAAACTAATACTGAGATATCCTCAGCTATACTTATTTAAGCAAATAGGTAGAATTATTCTAGTAAAAAACAAAAAAAAACCCTCTATCAGCTCCAAGGGTAGCGGAAAAACTGATAGAGGGTAATCTAGTGAGTGAATATGAATAACGACAAAAGATCCCTCTGTTGTCAAATATATTTAGTTTAAAAGTTCGCGAATACCAACAAAATACTATAAATATTTTCATTATGGAACAAAAAATACATTTAGATACTCTTGAGGATTTCGTAGCTGCATTAAACAAAACTCAAGCGGATATAACAGAATTACTTACGCAAGATATAACTGATGCGGAATATGAAGAGTATATTCACGGCGATTTAGATGACGTTATCCTTACACTCGTCACTAGTAAGATGAAGCGTGATTATTCTTTCTCTGATGAAATAAGAGATATTATTGGTGATGATGATGAGCTCTTTCAATAATGAAACAAATAGGAGAGCGTTAAGGAGCTCATAAGCTTTTAGATGATTTTATCACATATCCTATACTCAAAACATTCACTAGCAGTAAGCCATCTATCTTCTGGGATGTCCTCTTTATAAATGCTTTTTATAACGCTATTAAAGATTGGCCCATTTGCAGGGCAGTCGTTGACTACTTTATGTGCTAGCTGAAAAGAGGTCTTGTGCATAAATCTCACTTGCGCAGACGCTGCTATCAAAGATGCTGAGCTCGCAGCAAATCCATCAACTAGCGTTATAACGTGGCCTCTGTGCTGTTTCATAACATTAATAATACTAAGTGCACATAGCAAATCACCTCCATAGCTGTTAATCCTAACCAATACATTTTTGTGTAAATGTAAGCGTCTCATCTCTTTTAGAAAAAATAAAGACATCCTTTCATCTATATTCCCGTAAAGTAAAATCGTAGCAGGGTGTTGTAACATACTATTATTTATAAGGCAACAACTTTTTTGCCGGAAAGTTCATCAAAAATAGTTCTTTTAACTAAATAATAGTGTATGAATAACACAACTACAATCCCCTTGTCAGCGGTAAACTATAAGACTTTACCGAAAATCTCGGCTGTTTACATTATTAAAAATAATAAAAATGGTAGAGTTTATGTTGGAAGTTCGAAAGAACTTTATACGCGCATTATGTATAGCAAGTCCTGCTTAAGACGGGGAGTTAAATTTCCTAAGGAAATGCTCTCCGATTATAAAAAGCACGGAATAAATAAATTTACCATTACATATTGGCCTGTTATGAAAGAATACCTAAGTTCCGTCGAAAAAGTCACTATTGACATAAATACAGATTATAATGTCTATAACGTCTACTACACTGACAGGAAAAGGATTTCGGAAAGATCTTCTGATGCATGGGAAAGAATATCGGAAATTCGCCGTTTGCGATATGAAGAAGGCCTTAAGCTCAAAGAAATTGCAGCACGACTTAATGCATCATATACAACAGTTTGGAGGATCCTGGAAGCTACCAATAGATGAAATGGATGCTCTTTATATTGAAGTAATAAAAAAATATGTCGAAAAGTTAGATATGGTTAATCTCTTCCGTAAAAGGAAGTATTCACAACCTATTTTGCTTCGAAAAGTTAAGATTAAGCCGGTTTGTAATCGGCTTAGTCTTATTATTTCTAATGGCATTCAGGATAATCTTGATGATATTATTAATGAGTTTAAGAAAACCTGCGCATCTACACCTGATAGAATACAGGATTATAACAAAATCCTTGATTATGTTCGTATGAATAATTCTACACTATTTGGAATTACGTCAGACGATCTGTATATAGTAGATGAAAACTATAAGGAAATCTCTACAGATTGCTTATCCGAGCTTGTAGATGTTGCTGGAGATATTATTCTCGATCTACGCTACAGTGGAGCAGTAAAGATTCTATTCCTCGTTCGAGCAATTAGAGAATCACTTTGATTTCTTTTGAGCTTGTAGTGCTATAGCTACAGCTTGTTTTTGAGGTCTTCCTGACTTCATTAGCTCTCTAATATTAGCATTGAGAACTGTTTTAGATTTTCCTTTTTTGAGTGGCATATTATAACTTTCCTTTAATTTCCTGAATACCTTCTTTTATATACTGTAGGTCTTTCAATATAGTAGCTGTTTCCTTATCAATACGCACAACTTCTTTTTGCAGACTTTGAGTCATATTTATATATTGATTCAAAGCACTATTTGTATACTCCAATTTAGCGTATACAATACCTGCTGTAAAGATAAAGGTAATCACTGTTATAATTACACTTAGGTTTTTCTGTACTATAGCAGGCATTCTCATATATTTATTTGTTTGTAGAATTAGTTTCCTGCGCGGTCTTCTATTACAGTAAAAGCATACTCTCTATAGAAGTCATAAAACTCATGCCATTCAAGTAGTTGAGAATCACCTTCAGCATCAGCAAAGAATACCGGCTCAGTGGGACTACCCTTTCGTGCTTGATATATTACAAATATGTTAGTAAGGTAGCAGTTATACTCTGCGCCTAGATCTACTTTGATACTGTTAACTACAGAGGGCTTTCCTTGTTTCTCTTGTTGTTGTTCCCGTCTTTCTTGTCTTGCTAATTGAGTGAGATCTTTATGAACTTCAATTATCTTATCCTTAAGTGCTTTAACTGATTCGTCCAGCTTCTCAAGCTTTTCAGCATAACTGTCCCATTTTTCAACGCGAGCTCCGATAAGAGAGGTATCTTTAATATTCATAATAATATTTAGTCTGACTTACCGATTTTACGTGCGAATTATCATATTAAGAACAATAGTTGGCTGAACAATCGGATGCGCTGCACCTCCGCCTGTACTACCGGTATCGGTATTTGAAGTAGCAGCAATTTCTCGCCGCGAACCTCCAGCTACAACACTCGACGCGGCAAATGCAGCAGGATCCCATTGGTCGTGAGTGTGAGCGGGCATCTGGTTGATCGTGAGAGTATGCCTGTCAGACCCGCTAGCAGCTCCAAGCAAGGTTCCATCGATACCAGAATTTCCGGTTCCGCTGTTTGTTAATCTACCAGCAGTACCTCCACCTGTGCCAACCGAATTATCCATATCATCTTTACCCGCAGCAACACGACCGCGAAGATCGGGAAGGTTGAATGTTGTAGACCCATCACCATTACCATAGATGGACCCTACTACGGCAAATAGACCAGCATATGTTGATCTCGATACAGCCGAGCCATCACATAATAACCACCCGTTAGGAGCAGCAGAGCCAGCATAAGTTAATACTGAACCTGTAGGGCAGAATTGATTCCAACTCGCACTATTACTTTGCGTAGTGGTATAAGCTGACTTACCTTCTGTATTGTTCCAATTAGTGGCGCTATTTGTGTTAGTTGTAGTATAGACAGACTCCCATTTAGCACTATTGCTATTTGTACTAGTATAAGCAGCATTCCAACTCGCACTGTTTATATTAGTTGTAGTATATATAGAATCAAGTTTAGGATTTGTTCTTGTAAATGAACCTGATGGTCTTGTTCCTGTTAATGATCCTGCTTGTGTATATCCAAAATCTTCAACAAAATCTCCTGTTGCTGATAATGTAATAATCTGAGAAGCATATTGACCAATAATAAGTATTTCAGCACCGCTTATAGGGGTTGTATCAAATGCGATAGAATTTGTAGCAGGAATAATCTGGTATTCATTAGGATCTACTACGACGTTATTAACATAAACCCTATAACCCTCTTCATCATTTTCCACCATTCCCGCTATATTAAACGTATCATTAGTTCCATCTCCGGTGAAAAACCATCTTTGATAGTTTAATGTGCCTCCGTCCCATCCAGCGCTATTTGTGTTAACAGTGGTATAAACTGAGTCGTAATTAGCGCTATTAGCTTGCGCCCAGGTAGAGAATATTGGATCTGTTTCAGATTTATTTGTCCAAGCACTAATATTATTATTCCAAGTAAGTAAGTCGCCATCAACTAATGGTAAGTCATATCTTACATCGTGAATGTCATTGAGACTATATCCATGCTCATATCTTACAAAGAAGCCTCTCTTTGTTCCGTTAGTAGATACAATAATTACACAAGGTATATCTCTATTAGGCGCCAATGGTTGAGTTTGGGTATACTTACCAGGCTCTGTCGTAGATACATATAAGATGGTTCCAATAGCCCAACCATTTTGAGCAGTTAATCCATATTCTGGGTCATCACTACCTCTTGTATCTGATACTTCTACTTCTTTTACTTTACCAAAAGTGGATACAAATCCGAAATCGTTAGGCCCCATGTCTTCAGCTGCTACGCCAATAAAATATATTTCATCTATACCACTCGCACTACTCGCACTGTATAAAGCACCAGTAATATTACCAGAACCGTCTCCAGACGCGCCTGTTGCTCTTACTGCTTGACCTTTTTTTATTGTTACGTCTGCTTTAATTCTTATAAATTCATTCTGGGATATACGGGAGGTAACTCCGTTCATTCCAAAATGTAAGGTCTGATCGTCTTCGTCCCAGGATAATTCGCCTTGATCCGGATCTAATATACCTGCTCCAATATTAAATTTAACAGAGTCAGCAGATAAGTATCCATTAAGTGAAGCATTCCCGTTTACTACTAATTCTTTATCTGGTGTTGTTGTTCCAATACCAACATTGCCTCCATCAGCAATAAAAAAAGCAGATTGCCCATCATCTCTAAAATCTACTATGGGTTCTGTTCCTGTTTGATTTACAATAAGAGCGGGACCTGTTCCAGCATTTTCGATTTCCATCGCACTCGTAACCGAGACATTGGTATCAAGATATGTAAGATTACCTTTAGCGGTGAGGTTGCCATTAAGTGTAAGGTTTTCAAAGACTGGAGAATCAGTTGTTTCTAATCCAAGGTCAACAGTAATAACATCTCCATTGATTTGTTGGCCAAAAGTTGTCCCTGATTGACAGAGCTTAGACCTTCAATAGCGGTATTGGGGACACTTTGAAAGTTTGCGAATTTCCAGTTTATTGACATGCTATATGTATTTAGTCATTTTAGAGTTTATTATACGAGAACCGTTTAAAGTCTTCATTATAAAACTCATTAATAAGCTCAACACTGCTTGTGTTTAAAATATACTTCTCATATATTTTAGGAGTAGCGCGGGGAATGGGATAGCTTATAAGTCCCGTTAAAATAGTAAACAGCGCGTTGATGTTCTCATATTTAAATACTTTAACCCCATCTACATCAACAAAATTTGATTGTGGTAATATATGTCTATCCCACTCTGGATTATCTGCTGTATATATAGCTCTTTCAACAAAATCGTTTACATCTTCGTCTACGTTTCTCCAATGATATTCAGATATTATTCTATCATATGGATTACGAACTACAGTAAAGGTAAAATAATTATTTTTTGGATACTCAGAAGCAAATCGATGCTGAGGTGAATCATAACAGTTTTGCCATCCCTCTTCGAGTGTAGCAGTTCCAATATATTTCTCTATAGTCGTTCCTGCTGTTTTAGGAATGTGTATAAAGTTAACCTTGTATAAATCGCTCGTAGGCATTTTTCATAGCGTTGAGTTTAACTTCGGGAGTAATTTGCGATCCGATAAAATGAATAAGAGCGCGGTTGCCTTTTGGGGTTTCTCCTTTATTAAGCGAACAGAACTCTACATTAGGATTTAAAACTTTATATGATACACTCTGTTTTACAATGCCAAAATAGTAGTTCATGAACCCTTGTTCATAAAAATAATCTCCAGGCCAAATTTTACTTAGCCATCGAATATTATCAAAATCGTCTTTTAATTCTTTGTTTGGAGTAAACAAGAAATGCCCAGCATTAAATGGCATAATTTTCTTTTTTATTATATCTTTCTTTTGTTTATCACTAAGCGGTAGATTAATACCGTGAAAGTGATTTACAAACGATTCAGGATTAATATTACTATATTGACCTGATTTGACTACTTCTATTTTATTATTAGTAGCTTTACCGTTTAAAAAGTTTAACGGTTTAATAGCTAACACGTCAGCATCAAGAAACAACACCTGATCGTAATTATAAATTTTACTTCCTAATGCTAAAAATATATCAAGCTTCTTCATTGAGGCTTGTATAAAATCATCTACAGGCGCTTGTAATAGTGTGTCTACCGGTAAATCTGTTTGATCGGAAATACAAACTATATCTGCTTCTGGATAAAAATATCTTACTGATTTTAAACTATATTCGAATATCTCTTTATAAACTGAACCAAAAACAGTATAATATATCAAAGTTTTTTTGCTCTTTGATGCTCTATTTTCAAGATGATGTACAATTAATTCTTTATCTTCCACTGTGTTATTATATAATGTAGAGTTGTTTTGGCGCAAGTATGGGGCAATAATAGGAGAGGTGTTAATATTACTCCTTAAGCTATCCTTTATAATAGGTCTACCTCGAATCATTAACTAGGTGGAATATATTCATCTAATACAAACCCAACAACAAGACCTTTCGCTTTACCGAGACCATACGCATCTTCACCGGTTTGAGTAATAACGACCTTAAATTCGTCACCAGGAATTGTACCAACATTTGTAAGATTAGAGCTCTTATAGATCTTACCTGTATAATTACTAGTATCGGTAGTTTCCATATCGATAGTTTCAAATGAAACACCATTATTATAAAAAACTATACTTACCGTAGAGGTTGCTGGTTCAGCGTAGCAACAAACGTTAGCAATACGACCACTTACGGGTGAAATAAAGCAAAACTTTTCTTCACCTTGTATTTCTTCTGTAGGTCCATACAATTCTTTTTCTATATATGAAGAAGAAGCAGCAGTTCCTCCACCGCCTATATTATAATGCTTTCGATATTTATTACTCATCTTCTATTAATACTGCTACATATAACCCTACAGCATCAGTTCCGTCACTATCGATAGTAACGCTTATTTCATCTCCAGCTACAACAGAGCTTGATACAGATTCAGAAATATATAATCGGCCAGATGTTCCGTTACCTGCTTCAGTGACATTAATTAGATCTTTTAAAACAGTATTATTTTTGTTTATACTAATTGTTACATCTGAGGATCCTGGTGTTACTACTTCCGCATCAATTCTCTTAACAGTTCCATTTTCTGGAACAACAAAGAGAAACATATCAGATAGAATAGTATTAAGCGCTTGGTCAGTAACAAGTCGCTCGAAATATCTTTCGATTGTACCTGCTCCTGACCCGCCTCCAGACCCGCCAGAGAATCTACTTGCTTTACGAGATATCATATTAGCTTATATCGTGTTCAAGTTCTGCCTCAGCATAAGCAGTAAGAGTAGTGTTTGATAAATCTGCTCTACGGAATTGAAGTTGATTGGAATTACTTAACCCACGGAATGAATAAGCAAGACCATCAGGAAGTTGGAACACAGCAGCTGTGTCACCGCTCCGTCTAAATTCCCAAGTTTGTCCAGTATTATTAATTACGTGAAGAACTGTAATATTACCAACACTCGCAGGAGATTGCCAAGCGGTTCCTGTAGCAGATGTAATAAGAGTTAAAAACTTTGCTTCTGTCATATGTATATTTAGTCTATTTCGGTTTTATTTTTACTCTCTTTCAACTGTCGCCTTAACAAGATCTGTTATAGCATCTAATATAGATCCAGCACTACCAATTATTGGTTGATTTAATATAGTGCCAATTGATTCTAAACCTGTCGCAATATCATCAGCCCTCTCATTTAAACTCGCACCTTTATCAAGAGAATCTTTTAGTTTAATTACATCCTCAATAACTCTTATTGGAGCGGGAGCAGATGGGCCAAAAACCCTTACTTTGTCTAGACCCAAACCTGGTGCGAGCTCATTATATATTTTCTTTATAAGACTATCAGCAGCACTTCCAAATAATATAATACCACTTAGCGGGCCTGATAAGGTATACATTAACCATTCTTCAATATCCCAAGGATCTTCTTCGCCTAATATTGTTCCTCCCAATGCGCGAAGAGCATAAGCACCGGATCCTATAATAAGGTGGTTGAATAAGAATATGTTTAGAAATTCTCTAGATAAAATACCATTCTTTCTCATTACAGTATATTCAATGCCTAAATTTTTACGAGATTCAGACATAAACATTGAAATTGTTCTGAAAAACGGATTACTAGTTTGTTCGAGGTAAGATTTAGTTGCTGCCATATTAGGTTGAGCGACTTTTGTAATTGATCTTACCATTCCATTTTCCGCGAAAAGCTTAAGCTCTTCGCCTTGCAATCCTTCTAGTTTTCCTATTTCGTAATGCGCATTATATGCTGCAATAGCAGAAAATGTTAAGAAATTAGCGTCAATTTCTCCTATCCATTCAAGAGATCGATCACTTAATTGTTTAATTGGGTAAAATTTACTACCCGGCGAAATACCAGTTGTATCTGATTTGATAATTTGTAATAAAGCGTTTGCTCCAGCATCTTTTCTTCTTCTAATTAATTTATCAAGAGCACTCTTTGAGCCGAATTCATACATACCAGAAAAAGCGGTGAAAACTGATTTTATTTTAATACTAGTAGGTATAGATGTATCGAGTAAAATATTAGCGGCTGACATCATATTTACCATATATGTCTTTAAATTTAAACCTAGAGAAGCTCTTGCGGTTCCGGATAATATCTGATTTACTATTCTTTTTTGACTGCGATTAAATTCTGTAGTTGTAATACCACCTGTTTCGAGAGCGTTTATAAATTTAAATATACCCTTAATACCGTCACTGCCCATATATGTATTAATTTTATCTCTTACGGATTTAGATGTAAAAATTCTCTTTAATATATTTATAGGTTGAGCGACATTAGCTTTATGTATTACATGATATGCGTGAGTATTATACATTGATATAATGTTTATATTTTGTTCATCAATATCAAACTCAAGCTCATTTTTATCTGCTAATTCATTTTCTACTGCATCAGACTGAATTCCATTGCCGTATGCAATATCGAAATTATCAACAACAGATCTTATAAGTGATTGCTTTTGTACCGGGAAAAATATTTCGCTAGGATCTATAGCAAAAGTTCCGATATCTCTTAGTTTTTGATTATTTCGCTTAACAATTTTAATCAAATCGTCTCTTAGTTCGCGACGTAAAGCATCAACCTCTTTGGATATTTGACTTCTAATATCGTTTAATACCTCAGTTGTAAACCCAGCACTATTTAACTGATCTTGGTATATTAACTGATCTTCTATATTAAGAATATACGCAGCGTAGCCTTCTTTAAGTTTTACACTCTTACCTTTTATTGTGACCTTAATTTTATTTTTAGCAGTAAGTATATCGTATATTATTTTTATAGCTTCTTTTTCTGTTATTCCGAATATTTTTGAAACCTTACTTGTTATGCTTTGTTGGGTTTCAATTTGCTCATCTTGTATATTGAGATAAGCATTTATTAACATATCATTTACTTTCTGTAATTCAGATGTAATAGGTCTGCCAGGAGTACCAACACTAGGAGATATTAACTCAAGTTCAGAAGAAAAGGTAATATGATTATCGAGGTATGAAAATATACCTTCAACAGTATCAGCAATAAGCGGGTTTCTATCGACCTTTCTTTTTATAGTATTTTTATTTTCTACTATTTCCTTTATACTTTTTTCTACAAGCTCCTCTGTTTGAGGATTAACAAAAATATCTTGTACGTTGTCAAGAAATGCTCGACTTGTTAATTTTAACGCTTGTGTTATTACATTTTCTTTTTCATTAATATTCCTTTTTTGCCATCCCCCAAATGTTTTATACACGCTATATTTTAACATTGCGTTTAAAAATGCCTCATCACTCATCTCTCTAGGCACTCCTTCTGCTGTATATAATTCATTATAAACTTCAGAAAGTTCGCTTTTAATTTTTTTAATGTCTGTTTCAAACAAAGCATTATCAATATTATTAAATAGATTATTAATAATAGGGCTTTCTTTTATTACATCTCTAAGAGTTTTAACCCATTCTTTTACATCTTCCCTGTCAGGTGTTATACGACCCGTTAAAGCGTCATAAATATATTTTATTTTGACATTAACAACTTCAGTTAAATATTCGTTACGCGCTTTATTAAATGTCTCGATATACTCCATTGTTTTACTAGCTGGATTTTTTTGTATATCTTGTATTTGCGCAAGAGTAAGCGGGGTATAATCTTTATCAATAGCAATTTTCGCTGCTTCAGCTTCAGCTATCTGCTTTAAAGTTGTAGTATTATCTTTAAGAGCCGTGTATAGATTATTAGATATATTACGCAGCGTTCTGCCAATATTCAAATTATCTATTGCTTTACGTTCAGCATTTATTCTTCTTAAAATAGAAGATTTTCTATTTTCTATATAATCTGTATACTGCTCCTCTGTTTGTGGAGTAAGTAATCGCGCGAGTAGTGCTTCTTTACCAACGGGTAATCCACCTGCTTCTTGTATGCGAGACATAGCGTAATTAATCTGATCACGGAGTTTACGTGATACATAATCAACAGAACGATTTTCAGAGCTTGGAGTAGCTTCCATAAACTTGGCTTCCCCAGTTTGCTGTGACTGATCAGCTCTACCTTTCAACATACCAGCAATAATAGCACTTTGTAGTTTATCAAAATCCTGAATACTCTCTGTATCTATTTCACGATTTTGTAATGACTTAGGAAGCATTTCCTTTATACCGCCGAGGTATGCCTTCACAGTGCCAATAAAACTATCAGCAGTGGTAGGATTTGCTTTATACATTTCACCGGTTAACTTGCTCCAAAAGTTAATATCTCTAAAGTTAGAGCCTAACATATCAGCAACAAACTCTCTTTGCGTATTTTCGCCATGAACCTTTCTATAGTCATCAAACTGCTTTTGGCTAAATCTAATAATAGCATCGCTCATGTCTTTATAAGCAGATGTATTTTCGAGGTAGTGAGCAAACTCATGACCTAATACATGATTTAATACTGATCCTCTGGCCCGGTCAATATCTATAATAATAGCATTATCAACACTTATACCATACGCTCCAACATATTTACCTTGATCATTCTTTTGACCTTTTACAAAGAAAAATCTAACATTATACTGCTCCTCGAGTGTATTAACTATAGTTTGAACATATTTACCACCAACACTTGTTTGTTCCCCTTTAATATTAACAAAGTTAAGACCTCCAGACCCACTATATGATTGTAATCTATTTTTTTCAAGACTGTCTCTCGCAGCATCAAATCCTTTTAGACCAGCAAGGTAGAATGTATCATCAACCTCCTTATTTTTTTCTACTATGCTTACATCCTCATAATCAACTATATGATCTGCTGGCTTAATAACGACGTTCACACCAGACATATCATTCTCATCTCTAATAGCCACAGATTGTCCAGTGATAATACTATACAAAGTCTCTATACCCTCTGTTTTATCTTTTCCTAAAGCGAGTTTTACATCCTCAGTTATATTATCATATATTTCGTTGAGATAACTCTTAATACCTTCAACAGGTCCTTTGTCAACAATAGATGTTATGAGCCGATCTACAACATCAGACTGCTCGACTGCTGTTGTTCCAAAGATACTATCATACGACCTAAGTTGATCAACAGTAAGACCCTTAACTCTCCCGATAAGGCTAGTTCTGCGATTTAATTCATCGATATCAACTACTTCAGCACTACCACCTTCAATGAGCTGTTTTGTAGTATTGGCATATTCTATTTCAAGCTCTTCTATTTTGGATCGAGTATACTCAATATATGCTCTTTGATCTTGCAATATAGTTCCGTCTTCAAGAACATAATTATTTTGTTCGTTAGTTGTATATTTTGGAATTAATCCATCTCTACGAGCTTCATCGAAAGCTCTAATTTCTTCTATACCCTGCGCTGCGATGATACGCTGTAATGCGTCTCCGCGACGCTCTAATACATTTTGATCTTTGTTGAGTTCTTGTAATCGCGATCTCGCAGCGTCAAACATATTATTATTGACAAGATTTTGAACTTCGACGACTTGTTCTTGAGAGAGACCAAAAGCAGTTAATTCGCCCTCTTTCATTATAGATTTCTTGAGTGCTGAATCAGCAAATATACGCTTCGATCCAGCACCTAATCCACCAATAACGGCAAGAGGAATCATTCCTATAGCTATATGAGGCGCAGCATCTTTCCAATCAGCCCATTCCTCCGAAATATTTATGCTATATTCTTTATCATATTGAGCAAATATCTCTTGAACAATAGGTCTAGCTCCCTCTTGTAAAAACTCGATACCTAATTCAAATATGTAGGTTTTAATGGTCGTTTCAGCTGCTTTAATACCAAATCTACTAGCTGCTCCTCTTCCAGCAAGATCTACTGCTTCTTTTACTCCAAGAGATTTAAACGCTTTTGTAATAATGCTAAACTGACCCAAATCAAGTAGAGCCTCAACTCCGCCCGAAGCAACAGCTACATTACGCGCTTTATCAGGTGAGAGATCAGGATATTTTTCTCTAATTTCGTCATAGTTAAGGCCTGTATAAAGAGTTCCAACAAACGATAGGCCACCAGCAGTACCTATTGGACCAGCTAATCCAGCAAGACCATATACTCCCATAATACCAACAGAGCTACCGAGAGTAGTAGCCATATCAGTTAGAATCCCTTCTCTGAACGGATCTACAGCTTTACTTAGTTGACCTATTTTTCTATCTATATCTATAACGCTAGAAAGTTCAGCTTTTGCATCTCTTAGTAGTTTGGTAGAATTTTCGTTAAGTTGTATTTTATTTAACTCGGGTATGAAAGGCCTTGCACCTGGACCTACAGCAGGGGCAATTTCACCACCGCGAAGCTGAGTCATAATATATTGTCTAGCTTGCTCTGGAGTAGTTATTTCTGTTAGCGTCGCGCTTCGTAATTCATCACCAGGGGCAAAAGACATTTTATTAAGCGATACCTCAGCGTCCATTCGCATAGCGGCATCATAACCCTCAAATACATTTTTAGCAGATTTAACTGCTTCATCAAAAAGCTTTACAGTTTCATTATAAATCCCCTGAGGATCTTCTTGTTCTAATTTACCCTTACGCGCAGCTTCACCAAGAGCCTTTTTCATTATCTTACTGCGATTATCAGGGTGAATTTGAATTAAAGTATTTGTAAAGTCATCAACAATAAGCTTATCTTCAGCTTTAATTTCTTCGACAGTTTTGCCAGTTTCAGTAGCATACTGCTTCATTACCTCAGGTTTAGTTTTACGAGATAATGCAGACAATAAATTATCAATTTTAGGCTTAACCGGGTTAATTACACTATCGAGATTTTGATGTATAGTTCTTACATTGGATGCGTCAACAGGCCCGAATTGTTGTATTTGCTTTAATGAATCACTAAGCGATAAACCTTCATAGTAGTTTACAACAGCTTGTTGCTGTATCTTTTGCTCACGCTCAGCATTTTTAACGGTTTTTCCAACGTGATCTTTTACAGCGTTAAAAAATGTAACATCATCTAAAATATCTTCTCTGCTAAGAAACCTTTTGGCAAAGTCTGTTCTTACTAAATCATGATTGGATGCATCAATTTTCTCACCTGTATAGATGGTTGAAAGATAGTTTCTATTTACACGTCGCGCAATTGCTTCTGGAGAAGTTAGATATTGACCATCAGGTTCCGTTGTTACATCATACCCCTCAATACCTTTGCTGTATATTTCGTTATATTTTTTTACAGTTTCAAACTGATCAGCTCCTGCCTTTGCTGTTTTATTAGGAGTTAAATCAGTAATACCTGCTCTAAACTGTTGCTCTTTATAGCGGTTTTGGTGCTTCTTCCACTCCCCCATATAGTAGTCTGTTGTACCAGGGGGTGGGTTATTAATAATGTTTTCTACTGCAAGGTATTGTTCCTCTGTGATAAACTCAGGCATACAGATATTTAGTCAACCGCGGTATTTTTTCTATTATCCCTCTAAAGGAATAAACTGAATACCTTTCCAGCTAGCATGGTTTGCGGCCATTGTTTCAGTCCCAACATCTCTAGCTACTGGAATATCGAATCTACCTTCAGGTGCTTCATTAAATGCAGACCCTGTATCATGAACAACAGCTCTTACGTTGGTGAGTATATGTCTTACTCCCTGCTTATCTGTATAAGGTATTTCAGGAATTATATATTCTTTACCGTACAACTCAGGATTACCTGCTATAGTAATATAGTCAGATTGGCCTGTTAGCACATCATCAAGAGTGCGAACTATCGCTTTACCATCAGGACCAGGTCGAGAAGCTTCATATCCACCTTCACCTCCTGCTCCTGATACGTTGGAGGCTCCACGCTTAGGTGAATATGCTGAAGCAGTTATAGTAATAGGCTCGCCTTGTTGCATTTTTGTTTGCACTCCTTGTGACATTTGTGTTTGTACTCCTTGTTGTATTTTAGCAAGCTCAGGCAAGATGTAGGTCTTAGCAAAGTCTCTTTCGCCGAGAATGCCAGGAGCACCTGCTCCTGGATCGTTGGATTTATGAGGCGGTATAAATGTAGTTCCTGGAAGAGCTCCTAGGGTATTAGCAACAATGTTAGCGTATTCTCCTGCTTTTTCTTGAAGTAGTCCCATCGCAGCCCTATTTTGAACGAATGCGGGCTCAGTATGGAAGAATCCACCAACACCTCTACCATTTTCACTGGTTGTTTTTACAATTGGATCGCCAACTTGAATGCCATTTGATCTAAACCAATCTGTTACTGTATCAACGTAAAGCTTAGCTGCTTCTCTTTCTTCAGCAGTAGCATCGTTAGGGATAACAATCATTGCATAATTAGCGCCGCCAGAAGATGAATTATAATCAAGGGATACAATGCGATTTCCAATAGTAGAGCTTGTAGACTCGAGTTGATCTCTGGTTTTATTTACAACGTTAAATTTAAAGTTTCCTGCTGTCATAGTGGGTGTTGTTTGTTGTTCTGGATTAAATACCTCTTCAAGCTGTTCAACTGGAGGTAAATTAAATGCTTGTGGTTCAGGCGAAGGCACGGGCACGGGCACAGGCATTTCAGGCTGCGGAATCGGTATGTTAGCTCCGGCCTCGCGAGCCGCTCTCGTTTCAGGGGTAATATTATCAGATTCATCTCCCGGTAGTGTAGGAGAAGGTACAGTAGCTCCTGTAGCGGGTAGAGGAGCTATATCGGTAATTATAAGATTAAAGTCATTTCTAAACAGTTCAGTATTAAATGTGCCATCAGACTTAGTGTATTTACCCGTTGCTGCATTTTCACGAAGCTGAGCTTTAATAGAATTACTAAGTGTTTTTCTTTCCTCTATAACAATTTGTTCTTTTGTTTTATCTTTTTCAGCAACAAATACTTCTTTTTCGCTTAATAAATTACCATCAGCATCATATATTTCTTGCTTTTCAATTCTACCAGGTCTTCCCATAACCGGAGGAACAGTTTTTTCACCGAAACCAAATTTATACCAAGGAGTTCTAGCTGGCTTTGCTTCAACCTGGACGTCTATATCTGGCATTGGTAGTGAATCAACAAACGTATCAACCATACCTTCCATTGACTTAACCTGAGCATTGGTAGCAGGGTCAGTATGTAATTTTTCTCTTTTACTCCACTGATTTTTTAACTCGTCTTGAACGCCACCGTCGGTAAACTCTTCGATAGCATCCATAAGCATACCACGCTCTTGCATTGCTCCAGCAGATTGATCTTCAAAATCTATTTCATTAATTTTGTCGAGGAAATAGCCAGTAATACCACCTTGGGCTTGTTTACCAGATTGCTTAAAGTCATATAAGAAAGATGTAATAGCTCCGTCGTCATAAGCATAAAGCTCGGGTGCTTCTGTTTTGATTCTCTTATTAAACTCGTCTTGAGTTTCGCCAGCAGGAGAATCGGGTAGAGACCTTAATACATTACCAAGCTGTTCATTTGCTTTTATTTTAACAGCTTCGCCTATATTCTTTTTAAGAGATTCAAGCTGAATATTATCAAGTCGACCCAATCCAGTAGGATCTTTAGGATCTTCTCTCCAACCAGGCTGTTGACGACGCTCTGTTTCTGCCATTACTCTCCTCAGCTCATCGGAGGGGTTTTCTAAAGCATTATTAAGAGTAGTATTATAAACTACAACATTAGCTTTCTTATTATCATAATATGATTGATTATAGGCCTTTTCTTGATCAGTATAATTACCTTCTATCTGTAAACGCTTAAATGATTCATCAGCAGCAGCGATATTATTATCAAGAAGTAATGCTCCAATTTCCTCTTCGCCACTTTTTCTTACAAACGAAACTCGTTGATCGGTTACAGTTTGTTGATTGGCATTAAATTGTGTCTCATTTATTAATCCATTTTCAAATGCTGATTGATTAATATTAAAAGCAGCATCAAAATTATTACCTTCTAAAGAAGTTTTAAACTGATTGTTAAAGTTAATACCGCGTTGACGAATAGAATTAATCCTTGCTTCTGCAGGGGATTTAATAGTATGCTCACTAAGTTGACCAGCAATATAACCAGCAGTGTTTGGATCTAACTCCAATTCCCCGTATTTCTTTCTTAGATCAGCAATACCTTTAATAGCAAATTCAGTATATTGATTTTTACCGTTTAAGATAGGATTTTCACTATTAGCAAATTCAAACTCTTCGCGGGTCAAATAGTGGCGTTGTAAATCCTGATCAAATGCTAATCTTGTTTCAAGTGAGTCTAGTTTTTTCTCTCTATCTTGTAAGGCGGCAAATGCGCCTGCTACATTAGCGATATTCTTTCCTAAGCCCGCGATCGCCTGACCCTTTTCCATCTCGCCTCTAGCAGCAGCTATAGAACCTTGCATAGTGTCAATAGCTGCACCTTGTATGGCTTTTCCTAACGCATCAGATATAAGTCCGGTTTGAGGAACATTGACTCCACCGCGAAGTTCAGGAGCCATACTAATATTTGTTAAAGGTATTTTTGGCATATTAAAGGAAAGAGTTTGGTGTTGCTAAATTAGAACTAGACTTAAATCCGCCAGCAAAACCTGCGATTCCGTCGATTGCGCTCCCAATCGCTCCAATTTTTGCTGCTTCTGCAGAGGCAAGAAGACCTTGCTGCTGACCTAACATCTGAGCGATTTGACCCTCGGCAGAAATAATATCAGCTCTTCTTTGTATCATAAGATTCATGCGCTCGAATACTGACTGCGACTTTAATGCTCGTCTAGCATATTGAGCTTGGGTTTGCGCGATTGTATTTTCATATGACATATCACCTAATACTTGCGCTATATTTGCTGCTGTATCAGCTTCAATATCAAGCATAGAACCGGTTCCTTGTTGTAAACCGCTATCGCTCATAGCAGCTTTTTGTGTTTCTCTAAATGAACGTGCTTGAACTACTGCTCTTCTACGGTTTTCCTGGAAGGTTAAATTCTGTCTTGCTGCTTCGCGATCTATAGCACGTTGCTCTATCTTTGTTGCCTTTTTAATTCGACTTTCATTTATTTTTGAAATGCGATAATTAAAAAGTGTTCCTTGGCGATAAGATTCTATAGCTTGACCTACCGCAGCAGCTTGATCCTCCAATCCCTCAGCTTGAGCCATTCCTCCTGCAACACTAGCAGCAGTACCGGCTATGCTTGATACAGCGCCGACGATGCCATTTTTCGGCTTATAAGGCGCAAATTGTATAATTTTATACATATGATTATTTAGTCTAGACATAAAAAAGGATTTGCTTATAGCTTTCGGGATCAACTATGCCTCCTAGTTTTTCTAATATACCCGCTAATGGCTCGATTGCTGTAATGCGAACAGACCAGGTTCCCTCAGAAGATAATAACATTTGCTCTATTTCTTTATATAATTCTTTAATAGAGTTTTTAATAGCTATAGCATTAGCTTCAGGTGATGCGATAAAATTATCAACAAAGACACAATTAGCGCCAACGGCGAGGTAAACACTACAGTATATATTATTGTCAATAAAGCCAAGGGGTGATAGTAGTTCTTTATCCAGTTCCAATCCGTAATGTTTTGACCATTCATTTATTGTTAAGAAGTCTATATCTGTATATTCGCGCATATTATTAATTAGAGGAAACCTCAGCTTTATAAACTACGCCTAATATATTAAATGGCCTGGGCTCATTATGAACAATCGTGAATATTGGATTGTTAGACCAATTACCGTTTACATGTTGATCAGATGTTTGACCGGTATAATATGGGTCGTTTGTAATCTTAGGATATTGATTAGATAAGTTAAATGTAAATTTATCGTAATCTATCGCAGTTATGCTATCTCCTTCAACTGGTCTAAATTCAAACTTAGTTACAGCATCGCCAACAGTATATTGTATAGGGTCATATACATTAAATGAACCACCATAACTACGCCATAAACGTAGCGAAAATCTGTTTAATCTAAACAATCTGCCTTGTGAACCACCATTACCCATATTAACATCAATACGAGTAGGTTGATAAACACTATAAACAGGCAATCCAACAGCAAAGGAACCTTGGAGACCGGACGCGTCAAGAAGTATCTTAATACCACCGTTGCCGCTTTCATATGTTATTCTACCTCCTGGATCACCATAAAAATCATTCCAGCCCGTACCTCCAGCTGAAAGAATATACATAGTAGTTCCACTGTTTAAGTGAGAATAAAACAGATTATAATTGTAAGTGTCATCACCGATAGACTCAGTTCCCGTATCATCAGGATTCGACATATCATATTCTCTATACGAGTCAATAAATCTCCATCTCTCTACTGTAGAATCACTACTACCAAATATGAAATCCATATTAGTAGGATCGAATCTTTCGATGAAATACTTATATTGGCCATTGACCCAGCGCTTAACAATAAACCAAACTTGATCGGTTAGTGATTGACCTTCTGGGTTAAGAGTAGCAACACTCGTAAACATATCTGGTTTACCAATAACATTATCATAAACCGAAGGTGTGCCAGATACTCCATAGAAGTCAGAGCGCGAGCCTGTAAAATGTCTATGCCAGGCTCCAACACCTTCAGTAAAGTCAAATGTATACCCGAGAAGAGCTCCTTTACTATTTACAATCCAGAGGGTCTGATCAAGATTAGATTGATAAGCGGTTTGTATAAACTTATCTTCAGCTATATGATCAGCCATTATATTAAGATCAGGCGCAATAAACGAATCAGTCTGATCGGTATATATAAACTCTCTCAATCTGTTTGATCCAGTCTGAATAAACAATATAGAATCCCCAACAACCTTTCCTGGTATAGTTGACGAACCCATTGACGTTCTAAGCTGAGCTCTTACCGATGTAGGGGTAATGTTAGACGAAGTTGATCCTGAATCAATTGTATATATTTCACCTGCAGTACCAACAACGAGGTTTCTATTTATAGATTGTAGCCACGAAGTTTGGTTAGTAGATTTAGAAGCAATAGTAATATCAATAGCATCTGTATCAAGTACACCAGTTCTATAGTCATACAATCTATTCTTCGCAGATCCCCATATTCTCCCTGGGAATTTTGAAACACCACCAAACCAAAGTCTTTGTTCGTGAAATGCTACTGTGCTTGGATAACCGTTTTTCACAGAGAATGCTGACTCTTTATATACTGTAGTTGGTATATTCCAGGCTTTTGTAGGTATAATTTCAGTATTACCAGCTTTTATTTTTACTCTAACCTTAATTGGGCTTATGTATTCTATAACTCTACAATTAAATGTTGTTGTGTTAATTACATTTTCGAGAGTCAGAGCACCTGCTCCCCCTACACCTATTTTATTTATTATTACCTTATACCAAGCGCCGGTAGATGGAGTTTCACCAGTGAAGGAAATGTTATTAGATACTTTATTACCATCAAAATTCCATTCGCGTATGGTTTGGAAGTTTATGTTATCGAGAGATTCTTGTATTTGTATAGTAGAACCTCCAGAGAGAGCATTACCAACAGTCCAAGAAGTTGAAACAATATAATCCCCTTGATAAAAGTATGAATCAGTAGCAGAAGTAGAATCTGTAGCCATTGTGCCGATATTAATCGATCCAACATTATTAGGTTGATTAATAACGACCTGTATTTCATCGTTAATACTATCTTGTGTAAATAAAGAATTATTACTTACAAGATAATATTCATCCGCACCTTTCTTAGAGACAGTTTTAGGCAACAATTCCCAATATGTATACCATTCTTCTCCAACACCGGGTTCAGTTAACCTATAATTATTAGACGTATGCTGTAAGATACACCTATAATTTTCTCCATTATGTGTTATTCTGTCATTTACATAATACGGTGTGCAAGGATCGTAAAAACATCTTTGCCAACTTGTATAAACAGTGTTCGTATAGCCTACACTCCAATTGTTAGACCAGGCACCAGTTGTAATTCCAGGTTCACCAAATTCGGAATTAGTTGCAGTTACAGGGGTATGGTTGGTTTTTGATGTATATACTAAATCATTACTATTATACGTTTTATCATCGATATAGTATTCAACTAATTCATAGTATGTTGCTGATAAAGCAGAGAAAGCACTTAAGCCATCAAGTGTGTGATCAGCTTTAACTCTGTAAAAATAATTCGCATACTTTACATAATCATTTTCGTAATATGTCGGCCAACCTGCAATTGTAAATCCCCATACAGCAGCGTCTTTATCCCATTCAGAAAATATAGGCTGTATTTTTAAGGTATTGGAAGTTGTATTATAATCGGTTCCAGCCCCGAATGTAAAATTAGTATAGTAGCTCTTCCATTTACCATCACCATCCCGTGCTATAATTAGTGGTTTATGGTTTTTATGAGCACAAAATAGCAGGTCATTAATTTGAGTTGTTTGAACTTCGAATATTTCATCAGCGGTATAAGGAGTCCAAATGTCGTCGTAAAACTCTTCCGTATAATACGGTGCAGGTGTTTGAGCTACATTTTCAAGCTCTTGCCAGAATTCTGTATTAGTTAATGGCGCATAATCTGTAAAGGCGCTTTTAGCTTTAAATGCTCTCCCAGGAGCAGAACCAGAAAGAACAACTTCTCCTGGTTGAAATGTATATTGATCATAACTGGTACCGCCTTTAGCAGGATCAGGAACGTTGGCAGATCCAAGAAATCTTTTATAATATCTATTATCTGTTGGCGAATAAACTAGCTCTTGAGTAAACCAAATTAAATTTGTTGGGTCAGAAAACCACTGTATAGGCGCTATATCCATAACACCTGATGTAGTAGTTACCGCAGTTCCAGATGTATTGTATACTCTACAAGCAGAGGGAGTAAAAACTAACATAAAGTTAGTCTCTTCATCAGCACGATATGTTTCAAGTCTACCTGCTGTATCTCCTAATGATGCAAGATATTGAGTACCTGGTCTCTTTGATATAGAACCATTAGGCTTTACAATAAAATTCTCTAGAAGTCTAGCTCCAGAATTGTATCGCTCATTATCGACGCGTCCTTCGAGCTGAGGTGAAATCTCGCCTCCATTTACTCGGTTTTGGTATAGTTGCAAATCAGCCATATAAAAATATTGTTAAGAGAACATATCTTGTTGTCTAAAGCGAATAATTTCAGAGTATTCGTCTTTATCTACAATCTTCTCGCGAGATTCGTAAGAATCGTAGCGTTTCGCCTTTGCGATAGTTCTGTTATAAAGTTCTCTTAGCTGTACAGCAGCGCCCGCAGGGCCAGTCAATCCTTGTGCAATATAAGAAGCTAAGAGATAAGAAAAAGCTGCTATAACGTTTTTAGGCCAAGTTGTATATGTTGTATTATCATATACGTATCTAACTAATGGATTAGCGTAATCGCAATATATTCCGTCGTATTCAACGTTAAACTCTGATTCTACATCCTCTACTTTAACTATTCGAATATAATCAGCAGGAAGAGGAATCAAGTATTGGTAGTCATAACCTGATAGAGAAGTAGTTGTTAAATCAGTAGCACCAGATAACGCAGATCGCTTAGTAGCAAAATTCCAAATATGTTCTCTAAGTATTTCTTCTCGCACGATATCGAACCAGGTCCTACATAATATTGCTTCTTGAGATGTTTCAGTATCAACATCGGTAAGCAATCTTCCTCCTAAATGGGTCAGAGCCAAATTACAAATTTGGGTTTTAGTCATATATGTATTTAGGCATTATGAGAGGCAGATTTTGCCTATAGTTTCAGAACCACATTTATATTTCTTACAGAGCATTAAATGGGTATATCCAGCAAGTCTATCTTTTTTAATCTCATCAACCCTATCCCAAGCATTACTTTTATTCCAAGCAGTTCTGCCCTTATTTTTAGCACTTACTTTTGCTCCAGTACCTGGAGGCATTTTTTTACCCTTATTCCAAGGAATTCTGCCCTTGCGATCAGCGCTCATCTTAGCTCTAGTTTCTTCAGAGTGTTTATACTTTCTGCCCCAGGAGGCTGGAGGGACTTCTGCTTTTCTACAAATATTGTATAGAATACCAGTTTTCCACCATACATCAATAAAATACTGCTCCATAGCAGTAAGTTCAACCTCCGAGCATTCTACAATAGTCTCAATGAAAGCATCCTTACCATATTTGTTATAGGCACTTTGTAAGTAAGGATTTATATGTTTGTTTTTCAATAGAGAATTCCAATGTGATTTTAATCTTGTCTCTATATTCTTTGATTGCCCAACATATCTCTTTAATGTATGCCTGTTGGTAATAATATAAATCCCAGTCATATATCTATTTATACAAAAAGAGCCCAGGCTCTCTATGAACCTGGGCTCCCCGCGTTTATTTGTGATTGTTTAATCGTTGTCAGGAACACCTAGCCCGTCCAAACCGTCAACAGCGGCGCTAAGAGCGGCACCTTGAGTGGTACCACTAAGCGCTACGATGTCGGCAAATCTCTTTAAAAGATTTATTGCTGAAGCAGGCTGATAAGCAGTGGTGTCGCCTCCTGGGTAAACCGTAGCATACTCAGAAGTGTAGACAGACTCAAACTTGCCTTTTCCAGGCTCAGTGCGCCCGTAAACGATTCCGTTACTGTATTGATAATCAGCCATGTCTTATTAGGGTTTAGGTTACTCTGCGCAAGCAATGGTGACTACCTTCTCGTCTTCGGTGCGAACTGCCCCAAGCGCCATAGTGGAGCGGACAGTCAAGGCGTGCGAGAGGTCAGGACGGATATCCATATAACTCTTACGCTGACCAAGAGAGAACTTAACTCCAGTGCGATGGAATACAAGAACCTTTCTGTTGCCACCACTGGTGCCAAGGCGAGTTGAATGCAAGAAGGTGAAGCCCATGAAGGTATTGATTTCCGCATTAACGAGCGCGCGAACAGTGTTGTAATCAGCATCGCCGATTTCACCAGCACGTAAGAGGTCTCTCTTCTGAGCAGGCCCAACAACGATGTAGCGGTCGTCCTCAGGGACGTTCTGCGCATCAAGAAGGTAAGAGGCTTGCCGAAGTTTGCCAATGGTCAATCCGCTGGAAACAGCAGAACCACTTTCAACATAATCAACAGCAATGCGCTGAGAATCTCCATTGAAGGAGGAAAGTTGAGAAGAGGTCGTGCCATCTTCACCAACTAAGCGAACACCGTCAACAGCAGCGATGATAACATCGTCAACAGTCCTGTTAAAGGAGGCAGCAAAGTTTTGGACCATAGGAGAGGTCGGAAGGACGATTTGCGCAAGGTAGAAGTCATCGAACTCATCAAGAGTTTCGGTAACTTGATAACTATTCTGAGTGAGCCAATACTTCTCGAGAGAAGGGTCATTGTTAGGAGTGGATTGCTTGCGCGCCGATATAAGTGAAGCAGCTCGAGAGTTTAAAAGGTTGAACGCTTTACGCTTACCTTCGAAATCCTCACGAGTAACCGCACCCTGAAGCTTGGATTCAAGCTGTTGGATAGCCAAATCAACATTGGTTTGATATTGATTAGGATAAAACTGGTCTATTGTAAGTGACATTGTAGTGTTTTTTCTATTTGTTAAGGTTTGTAGATTAATGTCTACGACATTTTGGTTATATGATGTTGACTTCTACTTTTGGTTCCCCTAACGGGCCTAAGGTTCGAAGGTAAAAGCGTTCCCTGCTAAGCAGGCACTTTGATATTATTTAGTAGTCTGCTAAAACTAAATTCAACTATTCATGGCATTCCAGAGACCTTTTAACTTCTCTCCTGCCTCAAGTTGCTTCTTAGTACCGTTCTTACCAAGATAATCATCAGATTTGAGAAGTTTGTTATATGCTTCTTCATAGGTATCATTGACAGTAGTACCTGGTATCTTAAGACTATCCTCAGAGATTAGTTCATCTACCTTAATAAGTGCCTTGATTACACTAATATTATTACCAATCATAGGATCATTTACATCTAATCCTACAGCTGCAGCTGCTCTCTGAGCTTTTTGTATTTGAGAACTCATATTAGCACCATATTCAGCCTTTAAGGCATTTACAGTTTGTTCTATTGCCTGGGTCTCTGCTGCTAACTCATCCTGTAGCATTCCAGTAAGATTTTCACTGTAAGCACCAACTAATTCATCTACTGCCTTTTTGGGAATACCATACTTTGCGGCAATATCTACTGTTTTATCTACTAAATCCTTGTTGAATAGTTCATCAGGAACATCAGCAGGCTTAGTGATTTTATAGTCATCTCTACCTGGTGCACCTATCTTCTTAGCATACATTTGCCAATCTTCATCAGTAGCATCATCACCGGGCATTTTTACTGCTTCTCCGCTTCTCTTAGAGAACTCTTTCTCTAATGATGCGTATGATGACATTAACTGACCAGGTGTTTTAAACTTGGATAGAGTCTTGGCATACTCCTTAAGTTCTCCAGGTAGTTTTTCAGCCCAGTTATCAACAAAAGCATCACCATTTAGCAACTCTATAAAAGAGTTCGCAGGGGGTGCATTGGGATCTACTGGTAGGGTAGGTTGTGTATTTGTAGTTTCTTCTTGGATAGATCCAAGAACTGTATTGGAGTTATCGCTTAATGCGGCTTCTGTGTTCATAAAAATTAGTATTGTTTAAAGTATCCTCTAGCACTCTCCGGCACTCTATACTTGACCTTGCCATATTTCTCCTGAAACTGCTCAGCGGTATGGTGTTCCCCATACCACTCTACATAGTCTGGAGTTAAGTAGCCGAGTCTTGGGTCCTGTACAGGTGGGTCAATTGTCAAATTTTGACCAGTCTGTTTTTTGCTCTGTTGCTTTTTTGATTTTGTGGGTTCCACGTTCATGGTCTATATAAAGTTTCAATACAAGTCTGGAGAAGTTTTTTTCACCATCTGCCTTAGCTGCTGCTATAGGTTCATTATTCTTCTTATCACTAAAAGATGGTGTAAGAGGAGGAGCCTTCTCAAAGATGTCCCTAATAAAGAACTGAAAGTCCTCATTAGCTAATAGAGTACCTATCCTATCAGCATAGTTCTTTTTCTCTTCTTGGCTTAAAGGTGTAAATAGTTTGGATATTACTGACATATTTATATTTAGGCCATACCAGCAGTTTCGCCGGCAGATTCTTCAATAAGTCTGCCAACATTTTGCTGCCCTAGAGCCCTCATTGTCTCATTACCCATCGCCATAGCTTGTTGAGCTTGTTGTGCTTGAGCTCTTTGCGCTCTCATCTCATCACGAACCTCTGGATCAACAACAAACTGAGTGGGAATCCCTTGGTCATATGATGTATCTTGAGCATATTGGTCAAGGTCAAAGTTATCCATAACTGATGGGTCAAACTGCGCAAGACTTAATAGTCTCTGTAGTTGCCTGTCAGCAGTAGCATTACGCATACTACGAAGTGCTAAGGCTAATCTGCCTGTCAATACAATACGAGGATTGGCTACCTCTGCTACATTACCCTCAGTCATTATAATGGCAGACTCTGGAGGTTGTGGAAGCATACCAGCAGAAGCACAAAGGTCAAATACTCTAAGCAATATTGGCTCAATGGTCTCAATATTGTCTCTATCAAAGGCAGGTGTTAAAATATCTACCTTTTCATTGAGAAGTTCCATAACTTCAGTAGCAGTCTTTTGGACATTTGCTCTATTGTTGAGCATTTGCCAAAGGTCAGTATGGAACTTAGCCTGTAATGCTCTACGTCTATTGTCAATCCTGTTCATTGCTACACTTATATCACCACCTACATTCATAGGAGCAATAGCATCAGCACCCATCTCAGGTGAGTAGTAGTTGATAGCCTTCATGCTTGTATCCAGTTGCCCTTCATAGGAATCAGGAACAAGTAAGGGCGGGAAAGTAATCTTACCAGCATAGATATCAAGCATTTTTGCTAGGTAGTTAAGTTGTCTCATCTCTGGCAATGCTGAGAATCCAGGACCATAACCCCAACCAGGGTATATTTGGTTGTTATACTTAAGCCATCTACCAACAGCGTAAGGGAATGTATCAAATCCAGACTCTCTTAGAATCTTCTTATGCTCTACATCAATATAATACGATGCGAAAGGTTTATCTTTAGCAGCCTTGAGTAAGTTAGTAGATATAAGTCTTGGGTTTCTGGGTTCTACTACGTGTATGAACTCTACTTCTCTGCTGAGTTCCATCCTATCATACTGCTCTTTATGCTCCTTGGCTAAGTTATCATACCCAAACATCTGCGCTGCTTGCTCTAAGGTCATAGAGCACTTCTTCATGAGTGTATCTACAACACCAAAAGCATTCTCCTTAATACAAAATGTAGTAATGTCCAGGTTCTCAAAGCGCAATACACCATTCTCTAATGTAGAGTATAGTGCTGATGTTCCAAATGCTAACTTATTCTCTAAGGATTCATGGCGCTCTGTATAGAAGTTAGATGCTTGTAAGTATTCCTTGATAAGTTCAGCACAATCTGCTAACCATTTCTTGGTCTTAGTATCTTGCTTACCCGCTAAAGGTGGCTCAAAAGCAAACCAACTTGCTTGCTTAGGTGTAGTCCAAGACATCATCCCAGCAGCAGCAATGTTTAGAGCATCCATTGGCTCAGTATCAAAGATATTCTGCTCTATCTCTTCTGGGCGGTAGGTCTTTTTAGTAATGTTTGCTTTACGCGGAAGACAATATTGTGCTATACTTTGCCAGATCACCTCAAGGGGCCGCTTAATATCGTTTAAAGTACCAAACTCTTTAATTTTTTTGGCTGCCAGAGCCTCATTATCTGTAATCATATATGTATTTAGGTTAGCCTAGAATAGTTCCCATCATTCCCTGGGATTGAGTAGTAGAAACCATAGCTCCCGATGGTTGATATGATGTTGCTCCAGAGTACTGATAAGGAGCTAAAGGAGCTGGGGCTTCGGGCGGAAGACTTCTTTTAGACAATCTGCGAATTCTTTTTAGAAGTCGTTGATGCCTTTTTTCAAGCCGAGCTGGGAATGCTGAACTAGCTCTTTCGCCTTTCTTTTGTGCGCCTGTCCCTGGGCCTGTGCTGGTAGTAGTAGTTTTAGTCGGCTTGTTAGTGGTAGCGGTAGTAGGAGCTGTTTCAGCGGGAGTACCACCCTCACCAAGAACAGTAGCAGTCATTGGCTTATTTTCAGCTCTTACTGTTTCTCTTTCTTCCTGTCTATTAGCTCGTCTCTGAAGTCTAGCAAGCTCAGCCATATTTTGTCTGAAAATAGGATTATCTTCGTCAAGCTTATACCAGGGAACACGAAAACCTCTAC